AGCCCGAAGTTCGACTTCACGCGGTCACGGACGTTGTTCAGCCTGCGGCGATACTCATCTTTGTCTCTGGCCTGGGACAGATCACCGACAATCGAGACAAGTCGGGCCTGATCCTGGTCCGTCCATACGCCTTCACCCGGCTTGCGAATAAGCGGCTTGATCGCAGCGGCAAGGGCCTCTGTGTCGCCAACGATCCTTGAGCGGACTTCGCTTGGAGCCGTTTTGCCGCCGTCCCACCAATTGTTCACCTCACCAAAGAGGCGGGCCGCGTTGACCGGCAATGAACTCAACAGCCCGTCCGGGGTTGATCCTTGTATTGGGCCAACCGCATTGGTGAAGGACGTATCATCGTATTGCGTGGCGGCGTTGAGGTTCGTTAGTCCCTGCTCAATATTCTGAACCGTACCGTCCTGCTTCGCCAAATATGCCTTGTTCTCGTAAGCCTTGCTTGGCAACTTGCCGTTGAACACGTACATCTGGCCCTCTGGCGAATTGGGGTCGATGTTGAACCGCTTCAAGTCGCTGAGGCGCTGGTCAACGTCCGGCGAACCTCTGCGATTAGCCGCCGCTGCCTGCGCATTAATCAGCCCGAGGCGTGCCTGCTTTTCTTGCAGTTCCAGGTTCTTCATCTGGTCTTCGCGCGGGTCGTTCCACTTACCCACCGCAGCCGCTGCGAGTTTCGGCCCGGTTCTGAAATCCAGTTCTTCCGGCCCATGATCCCCATCGCCGTAGGTCTTGAGATACCTCTGCCACGCCGCAGCTTTGGCAGGGTCTGTGTCCGGCATTCTCTGGATCGCGTCTGCCATCTGACCGGCACGTTGCATTTGCTGCCACGCGTCCTGCTTTTGATCGCGGCCACGCTGATATGTCTGTTCGTCCTTTCGCATCGTCAGTTCTTGATCTTGGCGCTGGCCTTCCTGAACCGCGAGTGCGTTTCGGCGGTTGCCATCAATCGCGTTGTTGACCGGGCTGAAATCCATCAGCGCATTGCGAGGCGCTTGAACCGTTGGAAGGTTGAGAAAGTTCACCATCGTTAGCGGCCTCCCGTTGGCATTCCATACCCGCCAAACCCGCTTGCTTTAAGCGCCATGCCGCCAAGGCCAATCAGGTTGTTGATCCCGGCTGATTTGCTTTCCGCCAGCGCGTTACCCAATCCAATCCGCTGCCCCGCCATCTGTTGCGCATTGCCATACGATAGGCCGCTCAAAGCATTGCCGCGCTCTGTCGCGTTCTGAGCCTGTGCGCCGTACATCTGGTTTTGTGATCCGAGCCTATCCGTCGCCAAGCCCGCCCGCTGTTGAGCAAAGTTGCCCGCAATCGACGCCGCATTCGTTGCAGCGCTTTGCCCGCTATCGCGAACGCCACTGAGCCGGTTCAGATAGTTGTTGTAATCCTCAGAGCCTCGCATCAGGCTTTGCCGCGCAACGGCTTCGCCAGCGTATCCAGATCCTGACAGCCCTCTCGCATTGAGAGACTTCATCAGGCCTTCAGTGGCAAACTCTGCATTCTGAGCCCGGAACGGATCGAAGGCGGCATAATTCGACGCAAATTCGGACTGAGCCCCAGTGCCGTTTAATCCAAGAGCATTTCCATAGAGCGTGTTGGCGCTCTGACCGCTGCGCATATAGGGGTCAAGATAGCCTAGGGCTTTGTTCTCACCCCTGTTGAGCGCGTTGTTGGCCTGACCATACGCCGCTCCGATTCCCTTCCCGGCTTGAGCAAGGAAATTCCCAGCCTGATCGAATCCGGTAGTGAGTTCGCCCCGGGCTTTGGTTTCGCCCTGTTGCAGCATACCAGTAGCATCGGCATAACCTGCCTTTGCTTCCTTGGCGCCAGGATTTAGGAACGATGAAAAGAAGCCCATTGGCTATTCCCCTTTAGAAAGATACAGCGCTGGTCGCCGTGGCGCCAATACCGCCGCCCGGTGCGAATGAAATCGTGGCTGAGACAGAACGCGACCCCGTCACTGTCGTCTCGTTTGAACCGCCTGAGTACCGAGCGCCCGAAACGCCAACTTCGAAATCTTCCGTCACGCCGGACCAGCTGAACCCGGTCAGATCAACGCCGTTCGACATGGCCAGCACTGCAAAGCCGCCGTTGCGCCGCGTGTTCAGTGACAGAGACGGGTTATCGCTGGCGCTCGTTGCCGTGTCGTAAGCCGTGGCGTTGGGCAGCAAACACGACCACACCGCGATATATGGAATGATCGCGTCCCCCTTAGAGATCACAATCGTTGCGCTCGTGCCCGTTGGCACAGCGAGAAGATGCATTTCTGATCGAATGACACCGCTGACTGCTTGAGTGCCACTAACGAGTGGCGCGGTGTTTCCCGCAATCGTGACAGTCACGCCGGCAGAAAGGCTGCTGTAGCCGACGCCAACCAGAATATACCGCCGCGTGTCGGCCGCTCCGAGAGCCATCCCAGTGAACGTGTGGCTCGTGGCGTCTGTAGTGGCGTTGGCCGTATCCCGGAGCGTCACATCAACCGGAAGCGCCCCGCCAATCACCGCCCCTGGGAAAATAATCATGCCAGCGTCAGCGTCCCGCCAAGTGTGACTGTTGCTTCCTCACAAGAGGCGTTTGATGAGAATGTGAACACGAGATCAGCGCCCAACCCCAGCACATTGGCGCTCGAGTGTGCCCGCGTGACTTCCGTCGTTGAAATAGGGCTGGTAGCCCCGCCAAGGGCCGTTGTTCCGATCTTAACCGTTAGAGTAATCGTTCCGGTGGCACTTCGCGTCGTGACGCTGGTGATGGTTCTCGCAACCTTGGCTGATACCACCATGCGATAGTCGCCGTTCTCGGGCGCCAGAAATATAAAGCTCTGTTCCCAGGTCTGCCCCGTGTCCGCCTTCCCGCCTAGCGCCGCCGTCAGTCCGCTTACATCGCCCTGGCCTATCGCCAATAGAGCTTTGATCTGTGCCGGCGTGAGCCGTGTGTCGGGCGCGTCTCCTGTGGTCGCGTTCCCCGGCATCGTCTCCGCCGTCGTAGCCGCGCCCGACAAATCCGTCAGCGTGTTGACCTCACCAAAGGCGCTCTGAAACAGCCGATACCATTCCGGCGTCATCACGCCGTTTGATTGCACAAGCGGTGTTGAGGCTTTGGGAAGGACAGCCACTAGCCCAGCCTCTCAACATCAAGTGCAGCACCTTGAATGCACCGCGAGACATTGGCCGACATCCTAAAGCGCCACGTCCGCCCGTTGCGCCGGATCATCCCAAGCCTCAACCATTTCGCTCTGGCGTTCGTGTTCCCACCCGAACCAACCGAAGCTCTGCGCTCTGTCGACCAAGTACGGCCCCCGTCCACCGAGTAGCTCATCAGCACATGAGGGTCTGCGTCTTGTGGCCGGCCCGGACGCCCCACACCGGGAACCACATCTAGCGCCAGGCCATGAGCCAAAACTGGATACGGAAACGCATCACTTGGAGCGGTTTGCACCGTCATAATCAGGGGCGAACCGCCTTCATCCATAAATTCGCCGCTCATGTCGTACAGTTCGCCGGTTGCATTATCACCAGCCAGAACGCGGCCCTGCCATTCCGCCACGGCTGACACGCGCCAGTTATCGGCGCCATAGCTTTGACGCTCTGCCCATGAGCCTTCTCTCAAATCGTAAACCCATGTCCACTGCGGACAGGTGAAAGCAACGAACGAATGACCGATGGATTTTGAGTGCCACGCAAAGGCTGAAATCGTGGTCTTGTCTTCCACTTCCCCCACAGCGCGTTGCACATCAGGGTTTGAAATCACCTCACCGCCATAACCAACCATGCGCTTTACGGTGCCGTCAGAGGCGAGCCAAATAATCTCACGATCCAGTTTGACGACGGCTTGCGGCGCCAACAGTCCCACATCGATCGACTGAACAGGAACAAACGGAAACGATGCAATCTCGCTCGGGTTATTCTGGTGCCATTCAATGGATTCCGAACCAAACAGAGCGATTTCCGTCTCAGTCGGCATAACCCGTAAGATTTCATCCGGTGACCGCTGCGCCTTGCCGAAATCCAGCGCTGAAATGCTCGTGGCGTCGTCTTCCCCGGTGATGAAAAACCGGTTGAAGTTCGTCGTGATGATGAAATACCCGTCTTTCACCGCGATAGACGTTGGCGTGCCTGCTAGATCAGGATCGGTATTCAGCGTCCCGACCACGCCTTCAATCGTGTAATAGCGATTGTCTGCCGCCGTAACCAAGCCGACTTGCGTCGCGGGTGAGCGACGGTTCCTCGCAAACGTCACCGGCCCTTCTGCCGACAGCGTGAGGATTTCAGTCACCGCCCCGACTGTATCAATAGCCCAAAGCGTCGTTCCGGTTACGCCATAGAGATAGCTTTCCGTCGCGATCATGCCCCAGACTTTACCCGTGACAGGCGTAAATGACGTATCAAGCCCTTCCGTGGCATAGATCGCATACGTGCCCTTGGCGTCCTGCCCCGTGCTTTCAACGTAGGCGTTGATTAAGCGGGCTGAGCCTTCAAACCCAAGGCGGGATTTGTTGCTTTTGGTCGGAAGGGCTAAGGGCGTCCAAGCCATCAGTAATCCACCTGGAATGTTTCAACGCCGGATGCGCGCTTGTGCGTGTGGCGTCTCAGACGCCGCTTGATCGGCACTTCTGCCGCTTCAATATCGGTGACAGACACAATCGGACGCCCAAATGCGGGACCGGCGTGCAGCGCTACCAAGTCCGACAATGCCGGGAAGGCCACCAAGGGGATTTCGCTCTCTGGCCAGTATGCCAGCTGTTCCTCAACGAGCGCTTCGTATAGTTCGGCATAGCGCCTCATAATCATCAAGTGGTCCGACGCGCTCGGGTCTTCCAAGGCGTCAATCACCGCCAGCTTTTCCATGACCGCTTTCGAGAGGTCCTGAAGCGTTCTGGTCGCCATGCGTCACCTCTTTCTTGGGTCGCCCGCCCTTTTTCTTCACGTCTTCAGTTGCCGGCGCCGTCTCTGGATCAATGGCGACGAAGAAGCGGTTTCCGTTCAGTTTCCGAACAAAGGCGTGGTCGACCACCTCGGAAATCATGTCGTGATCCCAGGTTGCGCCATACATCTGAAATGGACCGGCAGGTGCCTCACCAATGTATTTGAAGCGTGCCATTCATCCTCCGGTGTAAGAAGAGGCGGAGTTTCCCCCGCCTCTGTGGTTGTCATTAAGCGTCTGGAGCGGCGGCGGTGTAGATCGTCACCATGCCGTTGTCCTTGCGCGTGCCCGAACCATTGGCCCAGGTCAGCTTCTCAATGCCGTGAGCAAGCTCGATACCCTTGCCAACGACGAAGCCGTAGTCCGTTTCGGTCTTGTCTGTCGGCTTGGCCATCTGCTTGTTCGCGAACGCGAGCGCCTGCTGACCGCAGAGGAAGGACACACCCACGTCGGTCGTGCCGCCCGAACCCGCGTTAACGAGGGTCGTTTCAGCGTTCACGCCGGACGTGCGCCCCGACTCGAACTCTGGGATCTCGCGAACAATCACGCCGTCATAAATCAGGTCGCCGTCCTGGAAGATCGGGTTGCTATCCATGCCGGAACCTTCGCGCGCACGCGCATCCCGGTTGGCGTTGATCATCACGGGGTCTTTCTTCAGGTCGCGGAACGCACGCGAATGCGTAAACTGAACAAAGTATTCCTTGCCAGACGTTCCAGACTTGAACGGCGTGATGTGCGGGTTTGCGGTGCGTGCCAAACGCTTGGCCTGCACCAGTACGTCCGTCGTCATTTTGTCGTCGGTCGTGTCAAGCGTCGCGAGCGCCGTGGCATGAACGTTCGACGCGGCATTCGCCAAGAGTTTGCCGAACACAACCCGGTCACGGTTGTTGGTCAGCCATGTATTGCGAGCGCCGGCAGCGGCGGCGGAGAACTTGGCGCCGTCCATTTTGTGGAAGGTGTCGATGATCTGATACTTGACGAGTTCGGCGGCCCATTCTTTCAGAAGCGGGCGGGCTTCTTCCATCAGGCGCGGGCCGATCTTCTCGGCTTCCTTCTTCGTCCAGGTGACGGCGTGGCGGAAGTATTCCCACGTCACATCCTGGTAGTACTGGTCCATCGCTTCTTCAGTGCCGGTCAGCGTGGTGCTGCCCGTAACGCCGGCACCTTTCAGGCGTCCAACCAGCGGCACGCGGATTGTATAGCCCGTCTCCGTAAGGTCGTTCTTCACGCAAATGATGTTGGTCATTTCCGTGCCCATGTAGGGCTCGAAGCCAGAGTCACGCACAAATTCGCGCATGAACTTGGACTGCCATTTTACCAGCTCAAGGCCGGACAAAACCGTTGTCGTCGCCATGTTCTTAGGTCTCTCTCATGAACGCGATTAGGCGCGTCGCTGCTTGGCGAACACGTCATTAATCGCGGTTGCTTCGGATATAACGGCCCCCTGAGTGCCCGTTGCGGTTTGATCCGCTAACGTGCTGGGGAACCGTTGCGCTGCTTGAACTTGGCCCTGTGGCTGGCCCGTCGCCTTTAGATTGGCGAGTGCCTTGGCAACCGCGTCGTCCGCAACTCGCTTCTTGAACGCTTCGAGATCATCACCGACTTCTGCCTGAGCCAGAGCGCGCTTGTGCCATTGCACCACCGCCTCAATAGGATGTCGCGCCTCTTGAAAGCGTGGCGCTATTCCCGCATCGCAAACGGCTTTGATGGCTTGATCGACAAGGCTATCGCCGTGCTTGCTGCGTGCCAGCATTTCCGACGTGTTCACCCGCTCATCGATCAGGCGTTGCTCTAAGTTCTGGCGTAGAAATTCGGCGTGTCCCTCAGGGTCCAGGAATGGGTCCGGGCGCTGTGGTTGCTGCTGTTGGGGCTGATGCTGACGTTGCGGCTGTTGGGACTGGCGCTGAATCGCGTCGATCTGCTCTTTGTAGGCTTTGGCGTTCGCCTCAGCCTCCATGCGCAGTCTGGTCTGTTCGTCGCGTTCGCCTTTCAGCTTTTTACGTTCGGCCACAAGCTCTGTTACGGGCACAAACTTGCCGGTCCTGGGGTCGCGTCCTTGAAGCGGTGTTTCGTCGTCATCGGAGACTTCTTCCGGCTGAACAACATCCTCGGGCTTTGGCTCTGGTGCCGCTGCCTCTGGTGCCGGAAGTTCCGTCGAAACACCGGGGGCGGCGTCGTCTGCCCCCATATCGCTGCCTTTAGAGAACACGCTGTCCATGATGGACTGTTCGTCCGTGTTACCGGTCGTCATTTGTAGTCCCTCCGCAATATCGTTGCTGGTCACGAGAACGCCGTTGTGTCGCCACGGCGGAGCGATAAAAGTCCGTTGAGAGACGGCCCAACGAGCCGAAACGCTGCTTAGGGCAGCGAGTCCAACGCACGGGTACGCGGCATGAAGTTACGCACTGAGTACAAGCCCGGCCTCTACACCGTGACAGATGAAGACACAGGGGAAATTCTGATCTTTGCTCTCTGGGGAGAGCTTGAGCATGTGAGGCTGTTCGAACTCAGCCGAAGGATCAGCGAAGCGCAGCCGCTGTTTGCCGACTACTGCTGATAATAGTTGCCGATCTCTGTCGGTTGCCGACGTGCGGTTTCCGCCTGGATGAGCTTTGCCGCCGCTTCGGCCCGGTTGTTTCCAATGTCCGAATAGGTCTTGGCCGTAGACGCCTTCTTGCTTTCGACGCTTGCCGCCTTGTCTGCAAGATCCAGCATTATGGCCTTCTCTTGCATCGGGTCTGGCTGAGGCGGCTCAACAGGCGGCGGGGCCATGGCTTGATTGACCATTTCCAACAGACGCTCTTTGTTCGGCACGTTCGACAATTCAATCAAGATTGACCACATCTGCGGCGGAGCCTGCGCAATCTCTGCCAAGCGCTGCAACAGTTCTTCGCTCATCGTGATGGTGTCGGGGCCTTCTTCCAAGATGATGTCGACGTCCAACTCTGCGATGTTGTTGGAAAGACGAACCTCACCAGTTTCAGGGTCTTGCTCATACTGGTTCACGCCGATGAACTGGGCAGAACGGGGATCATCTGTCACCCGTATCCAGCGCTCGCCGGTCCAAGATTGCTTGATCCTGTTCCACACGGCCCGGTAGCAGCGCAGCTTCCAATCTCTAAGCCTTTCGAACACGGGCGACAATTCCGTCATGCCGCTATCGCGTTGCGCCAGGATCGCCCGGCCTGATTGATCCGCGACGCCGCCGCCCTTACCGATAAGGCCAGGGTTTGGCCCCAAGTTCTCAAGAGCCGATTGCGCTTGCGCCAAGAGTTCGGCCTGTCCGCTCAATTCCTTTGAGCTATCGACAAACCCGGTGTCTTTGCCCCATTCGCCGTCGTGCTCAATGACCGCGTTGGGCTTAGCCACTTCGCGCTTGAATTCATCGATGTCATCAACAGACCCGCGCCGGACAAAAACCTTTTGAGAGTTCAACAGATACAGAAAGCGCGAACGGCGATGGTTGATCTCATCCTGCATTGATTTCATATTGCGCACGAGGCCGTAGCGGACGCCCTTCTCGTCAATGTAGGGCGACCACGCGCGGTAAGGCGTATCGGGCATACCGAATTCATCGATGTAGGGCGAAACGCCGCCTTCGAGGTAAATGTCGCCCGTAAACTTGCAATAATGCCAGCCGTCGCGCTTCTTTTCCCAGAATTCAACCACACGAACCCGGCTATGCTCAAAGTCGCTCCACTGTGTCGAGCGGTCTTCTTCGGCCTTGAACGCCGTCAAACCACCATCCGAGTTCATGGCAGCGCGAAGCGTGTCTTCCTGATCTGGCCAAGCCTCAATGGCTTCCTCAATGTCCATCCACAAATGCACGCCCATATAACGGGCATCCGAGAAATCCGGCTTTGTGGACCGCGTATCGTAAAAGAACCGATCGCAATCGACGTGCTTGATCATGCAATCAAGCTGGCCCCGGCGCGGCTCAATCCCAATCCAGGCGACGCCAAACCCTGACACCATGCCGTCATGAGACGAATTCGAAGCGATGTTCTCCCAACGGTTGCTATCGCACACGTAGCGGATGCCAGACGATGACAGATCGGCCTGCTGATCGTGCTGCGGCGTGCGGGCGTAGCCTTTCGGGTCGCGGCGCATCCGCTGCTCGATACCGACGAGAAAGTCTACCTTGCGGGCAATGCGGTTGTCGGTCACAACGGGCTGGCCGCGCTTGCCGAGTTTGGTAATCTCGTCATCAGTCCATTGCTTGCCGTGATAGTAGCGCCGGGCTTCCTGGCCTTCGTCCATTTCCTTTTGTTTGTTGGTCTCATAGGCCATGAACCTGCGCCGCTTGCCTGCCAGGTCTTCAGACGGCAGCTTTTTGACCTCGGAAGAATAGGTCTGCCCCGCAACGGTTACAGCGTTCTCCAAGATTGTTCTTCCCTCTTTATAGAACGGTAGTCATCGCGAGGTTTCTGG